CTGACCGTGAGCAGGCAGCTCAATGTGTTGCGCTTCTCGTTGCTGTTGGTGGGAACGCTTTTGAAGACTGGAAGGATGATCCAGTCCCGCAAGCAGGGGATCGGATCAATATTGCCAAGTATGCAGGAGTCAGTGTGCTTGGTGTTGATGGACGCGGGTATCGACTTGTCAGCGACAAGGATATAGCCGGCGTTCTTTTTGAGCCAGAAGGGGATGACCCCTACAATGCCGATTGATTTCAGGCCAACGGAACTCGACCTGAAATGCAAAGAGGAAACGAAGTTCCATATGAGTATCCGGCACAGGAAAACAGGCGAGATTGTTGCAGGAAGTGGAAACAACAAATTCTCACTTGAATGCGAATTGCTGGAAAAACTGAGACAGCGACTAAAGAAAGCAGAGGAGAAAGAGAATGCCAGAAGCAGCGATGAAAGAGGATCTTGAGAACGAAGATCTTAACGAAAACCTTGAGGATGAAAACCTTGAGAACGAAGAAAATGAACTAGACGAAGAAACCGTTGCTCTTGCCAAGTCTATGGGCTGGGTTGAAGAGGAGAGATTTCGCGGCGACAAATCCAATTGGGTTGGCGCTGATAAATTCGTCGAAAAGGGTATGAATGACCTGCCTGTGCTTCGGGAACGATTACGCGCACAGAGCAGGAAGCTGAATGATATGGAATCAGATATCAATCAGTTCAAAACTCACCACGAAGAGTCTCTTTCCAGGGAGTACCAACGTGCCGTCAAGGAACTTGAGGACAAGCAGCTCGCTACTGTCGAGGATGGGGATACAGACGAGTACCAGAAAATCCAGAAGCAGAAACAGAGCCTGGCTATGGCTTACACACGAAACCACCCTACTAGCCGCGAAGCTCCTGGTAATCCAGTATACAAAGACTGGAAAGACAAAAATTCTGAGTGGTTTGAAAAAGATGCGAAGATGACATCATATGCCAACTTTGCATCTGATTATATCGCTGCAAATAATGAAGGATTAATCGGGAAGCCGGAATTCCTTGACGAAGTAGACAAAATGGTTCGGAAAGAATTTCCGGACAAGTTTGAAAATCCTGCCAGGCGTAACCCGAACACGGTTGAATCTGGTGGTAGGCAGAATAGATCAAGAGGAAGCAAATCGTATACCGATCTACCTGCAGAAGCGAAGGCAGCCTGCGATAAATTTGTACGCAGAGGCCTTATTACCAAAGAACAGTACGTTCAAGACTACGAGTGGGAGTAAACCGATGACTCGACAAGCTGATAGAAACCCGCGTGAAACATCGAGAGAAAGCGACAGAGATGAAGAGCGCAATCCGAGGAAGAGACGAGTCCCATTAGGGACTGTTCGTTCAAGACTCCAGGCCGAAGCCCGCGAGGGGTATCACCGTCTGTGGGTAAATGATTATCCGGAAGGTCATTTGCAAGAAGCACTTGATGCGGAGTATTCATTTGTCCAGGGCAATTTGAAAATTGGAGATCATGGCGAATTGGGTGGACATGACCTTGGTTCGATGCGTAGCACTGTTGTCGGTACGAAACCAGATGGCTCACCAATGCGTGGGTATTTGATGGAGATCAAGCAAGAGTGGCACGACGAGGACATGACCGAAAGACTTAAACATGCCCAGGACATCGACAACCAGATCCGACAAGGGACGGCTGGCGACGATGGAGCGGGTGATGGGGTAGAGAACAGGTACACTCCCGAAGAGGGAATTAATTACCATACCTGATTTCTCCCTTTAACTTTGGAGAAACTAAATGGCTAATGTAGATGCCGCGTTTGGGTTAAGCCCCTCTCGCTATCTCAATGGTGCGCCATACAACGGACAGGCAAATGCTTATGTTGTGCCTGCTTCCGATGCTACGGCGCTATTTATTGGCGATCCTGTAATTTTTGCAGGTTCTTCCAATGCAGCAGCTATCGGTGATTTCGGTCCTGGTACTCTGGCAACTGTGACACAGGCGACTGGTGGTACTGCAAGCACAGAGGCTGTACTCGGCGTAGTTGTCGGGTTCGATCCGATTCTCGGCGCAGGTTCCGATGGTCGTGATTCAAACATCTATCGTGTTGCATCAACGCAGCGTGTTGTTTGGGTTGCTGATGATCCTCAGATCGTATTTGAGGTTCAGTCGGATGGCACTACTGTTGTTGCTGATATTGGGCTTAACTGCCAATACATCATCGGTACGGGCAGCACTATCACCGGTCTTTCTGGGGGCGAGCTTGATGACTCTGAGGCAGCTACCACGCTGACTGATATGCTGAAAATTCTTGGCGTGTCAAAGAAGCCTGGCAACGATCTCGGTTTGAATAACGTGCTCGATGTTTTAATCAATCAACACCAGTTCCGTACTGGCGTTGTCGGACTATAAGGAGAGAGGATTATGGCTGGCGTAATTACAACTGGCAATCATCCCAAAGCCTTATGGCCTGGGATTAAAGCAATTTGGGGTCGGCAGTACAAAGAACACTCTGTCGAATTCAAGGACCTCTTTGATGAGGATACTTCCGATCAGGCGTATGAAGAGGATTTCGAGGTAACGGGTTTCGGCCTGGCACCAGTGAAGCCTCAAGGCCAGGGTGTGGCGTTTGACTCTGAAACTCAGGGTACTGTCTCTCGCTTCACGCATATCGCATATGCGCTTGGTTACATCGTGACGAAAGAGGAGCTGGACGACAACCTGTACGAACAGGTTTCCGGCCGCAGAGCGCAGGCTCTGGCTTTCTCTATGCGTCAAACAAAGGAGAACGTGGGCGCCAATCTCTATAACAAGGCGTTTACTGGCGGTGCAACTGGTGGTGATGGTCAACAGCTTATCGTTGCAACCCATCCTACCCGTACCGGCAGCCAGAGCAATCTCCTGTCAACTGCTGCTGAACTCTCGGAAGCATCAATCGAGGATATGATTATCCAGATCATGGGAGCAACAAACTCCCGCGGCCTGAAAATCAACCTGATGCCGAAGAGCTTGCATGTGGCTCGTCAAAACTGGTTTGAAGCAAATCGCATACTGAAATCTGTCTTGCAGAACGATACGGCCAACAACGCTACTAATGTGTTGAAGGCTACTAACTCTCTGCCTGGCGGTATCAAGGTGAATCACTACTTCACCAGTGCAACTGCATGGTTCATTCGCACGAATGCTCCTCGCGGCATGATTTGCTATAACCGCAAGAAAGCCGAGTTTACCAAGGACAATGACTTCAATACGGACAACGCCAAGGCCAAGTGCTACGAGCGTTACTCGTTCTATTGGAGTGACTTCCGCGGGATCTACGGTACTCCGGGCGTTTAACAGCGCCATTTATCCTGGGGGCTTCGGCCCCCGGGCTTTTTATTATAGATCCCTGAAAAACGGGAGTTGACTCATACTGAGGATAAATCATGGGAAGTCCAACTACATTCACAAATTTTCGTGTACGACCTTTAGTTCTTGCTACAACGCCACTCACTCTTGATCCTCGCGTACATGCAGGAAGGACAATAAATTTATCAATCGCTGCAACGCAAACTATAACGCTCCCAGCCGCAACTGGCAGTGGCGATGTTTACAATATTGTTTGTACCATTACTGCGACAGGTGACAAGGTTATCAATGCTGCAGGATCAGACGTTATGGGCGGCACTGCAATTGTGACGACAGATGCATCTGGTGTTGTTTTCCCAACCGTTGCAAGCACCACGGCCACCATAACGCTTAATGGCTCAACTAAAGGTGGCATCATTGGAAGCCAGGTTGTTCTTACAGATGTGGCATCTGGTCTTTGGGCAGTCAGTTGTATGCTCCCCTCAACCGGGGTGGAAGCAACTCCTTTTAGTTAATATTATTAGCCACATGGACGTGGCTAAACCTGGAGATTTGAAATGGCTGATAGTTATGCAAGAGTAACGGAAACATTTGCGACAACCGCTACCGGGTCAACAGATGCCTTGATCCTGAAAGGCTGTAACGCTGACCAGAGAAACTTCTTTGATATATCCGTCCAGGCTGAAAATGACGGAACCTTTCAGGTAATCCTTGAAAGGAAGCGGCAGACTGATACAGCGTGGAGAGTTATCGAGGAGATCACTGCTGACACCGAGAAACTTGGTGAAATGCATGGCAAGTGGATGGTCAGGTTGAGGCTTGCAAACCATACTACCTCTGGTGACATTGTTTTAGAACTGGCGCAGTCCTAATGCAATCCCCGAATATAATCCTCAGCCCATCTCACATAACACGAGGTATAACAAAGTTCGTACCGAGTGAGATAGCGAGCGCAGTTGAGCATATTCAGAACTGGGAAATGGGATATCTTGATCTATCGTCAACTGGAGATCCCTCTAAAGGCAGAACCTGGGTAGCTGGAGCGTGGACTGTTGAAGAAGGCGCTTTGAAGGCTGGGGCTGCAGGACTGATGACGGATAACTTTATCCCGACAATCGGCGTTACTTACACGCTCAGGTGGAAGCATACTGGCGCTAGCTTAGGTGCAAATTTCCCATCATTTGGAGGAACAGCCATATTTGGCAAAGCATCAGCAGGAGAATACGAGGAAATCATAACAGCAACAACCAATGATCCTCTTGTATTAAGCCCAGCAGGATTTGTAGACGTTGAATATTTCTCGATAACCAGCTGACCGGAGGCATCATGGGACGCGCAGACTTTTACGATCACGGAAATCCAAATGGTATTTGCGAATTCTGTGGCCAGAAATACAAAAAGAGCGAACTGCGCGAAACCTGGGATCACAGGTTTGTATGCGATTATGACTTTGAACACAGGCAGCCGCAGGATAAATTGAGAGCTTTCCCTGACAAGCAAAGCATAGAGAACGCCAGACCAGAGTCAGTTTCTGAAATGACATACTGGACTGGATCCGCTCTTGCAGAAACGACAAATGATCCATCACAGGATGATTTTCTTGATTTGAATGAAGTGCAAGCAGGGGATTTGTAATGGCGACTTCTGGATCCGTAGATTACACAGTAACCAGGGACGAGATAATCACAGAGGCCCTGGAGCTTCTTGGGGTGCTTGAGCCAGGAACGACAGCAGATGCTAACGATGTCACTTCTGCAGCAAGAACGCTGAACATGATGATAAAGGCGTGGCAGATTGACGGTGTTGATGTTTTCTCGATAAAAAGAGCATTCATGTTCCTGGAGAAAGAGAAAACAGATTATTCTCTCGGGCCTTCTGGCGACAACTATACATACGATTACACAAAGCAATCTGTTGATGGCGCCGTAACAATTGGGTCGAACACTGTCGTCCTGGACTCCGCTACAGACTTTGTGGATGGAGATAACGTAGGCGTATATCAAACCGATGGTACGATGCTCTGGACAACGGCTACAAAGGCCGGCAACACATTAACCCTGGCAACCACCACAACTGCAGCTGTTGATGACGGGGCCACTGTCTATTTTTATACCACGAAGGAAGACTCCCCCGAGGGTCTGGTTGAGTGTTCGCTAAGGAATGATAGCGAGAATGACCGTCCGATAGATTTAATGTCCAGAAAGGAATGGTCTGAATTATCGAACAAAGGTTACGATGGATCTGTTACACAGGTGTTCTATCAGGAGCGCGTGGCCGCCCCTAATCTGTTTGTATGGCCACAGTCTAGTGATTCAAGAGATCTTCTTGTCTTCTGGGTAAAGCGCGTCAGGGAGGATTTCGATGCAGCTGCAGATAATCCTGATTTCCCGCAAAGATGGTATTTTCCACTAGCCTATAACCTGGCTGTTGCTATTGGTCCTAAATTCGGCTCCCCGGCAACTAACAAGAATTTCACTGAGGTTAAAGAACAGGCAGTAGTCTGGTACGAGAAAGCACAGGATTATGATTCTCAGGCGGAAGCAACGGTGCAATTTCAACCCGACATAGGACTGTAGTAATGAGACTCCCTATTGTTAAATCTCTGCATATTGAGAATTTCTCCGGGACATCAATCAATGTAGCTGATTATTTCAATCGCAATGCAATCATAGGCGAATATGATGATGGGAGACTATATGCTACACAACGCCCATCAATAGACATATTCGATGATGCCAGCGTAGCGGGAACACCACCAGTAGCAAAAGGCCGCGGCGTCTATTTCTGGGACAAGGCCGGTACAGCCGGGGATCGCTACATTGTTGTCGATGACAAGATTTACAAGAATACAGTCGATTCTGTTGCAATCCATACGATCTCGTCAGGGACTGGGAAAGTATATTTCGTTGAAATGGTCAACTGGCTGGTTATTCTCGATCCTGAGAATAATGAAGGCTGGTACATTGCAAACGGGACTCCCTGGACAACTGTTGTTCAAATCACAGATATTAACTTTCCTGGACAGTCAAGCAATACGGATGAGCTTACCGGTGGCGGTGTGTTCCTGGATGGAACTTTGTATGTCGGAGGGAAGTCAGGGGCAATCTATGGCTCTGATTTAACTACGCCTGTTGACTGGGACGTTAATAACAAAGTAAGTGCAGAGCGAGAAGCTGACGAAGCCGTTTATATCGACAAGCATCTTGACCACGTTGTCCTGTTCGGGACGCGCACAATTGAATTCTTCTACAACGCTGCAAATGAAGCTCCTGCCAGTCCACTATCCAGACGTAAAGACATATTCCATAATGTTGGAATGATGCAGGGCGATGCGGCCTGGAGAGAGGGTGACGATATTTACTTTGTTGCCGTTTATCCATCAGGCCCGCTTGAAGTAATGAGGCTCAACCAGTTCCAGCTAACAAATATATCTACTCCAGAACTTGAAACCTATATTACAAACTCAAGACTGGTCGAGGATGCTAATTTCACATCAAGCGGGTTCACTTCCGGACACAGATCTTTTTATATTCTGACATTTTACCGTCTTGATGTTAGTGGACTGGTCGAGCCGATTATCTCCCTTTGTTTCGACGGGACATCATGGGGCTGCTGGTGTTCTGATCTTGCGCCACAATCAAGATTCCCGCTTATTGGATGGACAATCAGAAGCGGGTCGTCTGCAAGATCCGGCGAGGGTATTCTGACAAATGGCGATCTTATTACGATCAGCGATGATTTCAACCCTGTCGATACATTGCTGGCGACATCATACATAGCGTCAGGGTACATAGCGTCAGGATACTATGTTTCCAGTGGTGGTACTGGGGCAAACATTGAAATGGAAGTAAGGACAGGCCCATTCGATGGTGATACAAATCACTGGAAGTTCGGGCATAGGCTTGAGGTTGTTGGCGACGAGACAGAATCGCAAGTTAATGCAACCATAAAATGGGCCGATGGAAATAGCGTCAACTTCAACGCAGGTAGAACCATCGACCTGTCACAGAAACAAGCAATCACCAGGCTGGGACGATTTAAGCGCCGGAATCATTCGATAGTTATCGACGCTGCTGAACAATACAGAATTGAAGCATTGGAAATTGAACTTACAGAGGGAGGCCACTAATGGCTGTACAGGATTGGTTAAACTCAAATGTTGTCGGTGATCTTTCTCTCGGGGAACTTGGTTCGTCTGCGATTGATTTCTACAACACATATCAAACGAATGAAGCTCGCCAGGAAGCAACTGATGAGATCGTAGCTGGTTATGAGCAAGGCATGGGAACGATTGACGAACTGTCTGACCAAACCCGCGGCGTAATTTCCGATGTTTACGGCACAAATATGGCCAATCTGGAGCCATGGCAGGAAGCAGGGCGAACTGGTGTTGAGGGTTACATGGGGCTTTTGCAGGATCCTTCCTCGATTATGGCTAACCCAGGTTATGAGTTTGTCCGTGGTCAGGGAGAAGAGAACCTGGCAAGGCGCATGGCAGCTGCTGGATATGCAGATCCAATGGGATCAGGAGCATACCCAGTAGGCATAACTGAATATAACCAGGACTATGCGAGTGGCCAGTACGACAAGGCTCTTGATCGGTATGGTGTTCCTGCTGGCTGGGGTATGGAGGCAAACCGGGTAGGCGCGATGGTGGGTGATTCCTATCAACGTGGCATGACCGACATAAACAAGTACCAGGGCAGCAACCTTGTCGCGCTGTATGAAGGCCGAGCGAATGCAGAGTCAACCAAAGCCATTCTCGATTCAATGGCAATGAATGATTACCTGAAAGGCGCCACAGGCCTGCTTAACCAGGCTGCAGGCAACCAGGGCATAGCAGAGCTGATTATGTCTGCACTCGGCGGAGGCACAACCTCTGACGGCGCATCTATGTGGGACATGCTGGCCGATGCCTT